CGCAACAAAGATTTACAGTTGAAGTATATAAATGTAATAATGCAGGTACTCCAATAGCTTCTGGAATATCTGGAGCAGTTGTAGGCGATTTAGGAGTTACTGTAATCACTATTTTAGATTCTGGAATATTGACATTAGCAGATGGAAGCGTCACAAACGTACCTGTTAGCGCATCAATAGAATTTCCTTTTACGGTTAACGTAGGTGAAAGAGTTCGTTATCATATTTCGGCTGAAAAGGTTGGTACAAATGGAGCAAGTATAACTGAAAGCTTATGGCTTGGGACTTCTTATAATTCATATATTGATGTTCCGGTACCTTTAAATACTAGCGCAGTTCAGAATCTTTCAAATGTTCCAGGGGCAACTACTACAGAAGCGTTGAATACTTTGAATGGATTAAATGTTTCTGAGACTACAGGTAATTTTGACAACATACAGGCTTTAATCGATGCTAATCCAGTCGGTACAACTATTAATTTAAAACCTAATACGGTCTACACTCAGCAAAACGCCCTTATACTAAAGGACGGCAATACTCTTAACGGTAACGGGGCTACTCTGAAAAGAGACGCTCAGCAAATAACCACAACGACGGTTTCGGCAAGTCAAGTTAGTACAAGCGTAACCGTAGCTAGCGTGCCTACGGGGTGGAAAATAGGCGACTATTTGCAATTATACACGGATAACACTATAAACACCTCTACATTGAAGTATGAGGCTATAATTCAATCTATAGTAGGTAACGTTATAACTTTTACAGCTGCATTAAGGCCCGCGGTTGGCACTACTTATACCTGGGCTATAGGGACTACAGTCAGAAAGGTATATTCTCAAATAACAGCGGAAAGACTTAACGATTTATATACTGTTCAGACAGCTTTTACAGTTAGAAACTTAATAATTGACGGAAATAAAGCTAATAATACGGGCAATTATTATTGGGGCGTGAATATGGCTGTAGCTATAAGTGGGAGGTCTAAATTAGAAAAGTGCAACTTTATAAATATGCCAAATGAGAACGTAATGGGTCATGGCTTTTCCGTGCTTAACTGTTATGCCAAGGATTTAAACGGTAGCTTTATACATCAATCAGCCGATTATACGCTAGGTGAAAATCTACTAGGTGGGGAAGTTAGCGGAAATACAACAATTAATACTAATCTTAAATTTGTCGAAAGCGGACACTCAGAAGGGGTTATAACATTTTCTTTTACTTCTGGACGTATAAAGATTCACGACAATAGATTTTTAGGCGGCTCGGCTCGTATTTTAGGGAATATTTATTACTCGAATAATTCAACTGACGGATCAAATAAAGACCTATTTTTTCACGATAATTATTGCGAGAATTTTACAGGAATAGTTAATAATTTTGGATATTCCGCAGTCGGATTAGTGGCAAATGTGGATAATGTATTTATTTCGGATAATATCTTTTCTAATTGTGGTACTAATGATTGGGGCGGTTATCTCTCGGTAATTAATAATTTTGGAATAATTAAAGTTACTCGAAATGCTTTGTCAAATGGGACTACATTAATAAACGTGCCGTTAAAAATGCAGGAGTTGGATTTTCTTAACGCTATAACTACAAATTATGTGGTTAGAGGAACTGGTCAAAATACTATTGGGATTGGGAGTATAACCGACGACTTAGCAAATGTAGTTTCTAGCGTCCCTATAACCTCAAAAGCTTCTGGAGGACACGCACTGACATTAAATGGAAGAGCTTCGGACAACTTGTCCTCCATGCTTTTTACATCGAGTGCAGGCGTTAGCCAATCTCAAATAACAGCAGATAACACAGGGGCTTTAAACTTTAACATATCGTCTAGTTTAACAAATAAATTTTCTATTTCTACAACGGGCGTACCGAAATTCGTAAATTTAGCAGGAACAGGATCCAGATTAGTTGAGGCAGACGCTAGCGGAAATCTAACAGCAACGGCGGTACAGCCTAAAAAATACGTAGCTTTAATATCTCAAACAGGAACGAGCGCTCCAACAGTAGCAGTTTTAGAAAATACACTAGGGGGTACGCCAGTTTGGACAAGGACGGTTGCAGGACAATTCACGGGGACATTAACAGGAGCATTTACGGCCAGTAAAACTATAGGGTTTTTTCAATTTCATAGCTTTACCTCCCCGAGTACTACTTACACCTCATCATTTATCCCTACAAACGTAAATTCGGTAGACCTTAGAACCTCGGTAAATGGGACGCTAGCAGATACCTTTATAGGTCAGATTGAAATAAGAGTTTATCCATAATTAACAAACACAAATAAATATGAAAACAAGTAATTTTTTAAGCCTTAATTGGCTAGATTTAGGTAAGGCAGTTTTAATGGTTGTTATAGTAGCTGTTCTTAATTGGGCCCAAAATACTTTTATACCGTCTTTAGACATTAGTCCAGAGATTAAAGTTCTTATTGTAACTGCTATAGGTTATCTGATTAAAAACTTTTTCACGCCTAATAAAGCTGAAAAAATAATCGGGGACAGGCCAAATGACCGTTAATAGGATATTATGGATAGCGGGTATACTTAGTATATTCGCTTATTCCTTTTGGCGCTATCTTTGGGAACACGCGTTTTACCCAATACAAGCTTTATTTATTTTTTTACTATCTTTGGTAATATATAGCCAAAATAAAAAAATATTCATAGCGTTCTTTTTATTTTGGGCGTCTTTCGGTAACTTTTTTGACGAACTTATTCTTAACAATACCACAACGACTAAATACGAAATTATTTTTGCCTTAACCTTACCGATTATTTGGTATATTAAAAAACGTTGTAATGCCAGACAAATGCCTACAAAGTGAGTTGTACATATTCTTTACTAAAATAATAATCCCCGCTTTTGTAGCGGTTGGTATAAAAGTAGCAATAGAAATGAAAACAAATAAAATAAAGACCTCAGTATTTAACGTGGTACTATCCATTATAATAGGCGTAGGCGGTGCGTATTTATCGAGTGGTATAATTCAAAAAGAATGTTCTATAGAATCTGTACCAGCAGTCGTGGCTTTAGTAGCTATTATGTCAGAGAAAATTGGTCAATGGATGATTTATAAGCTAAATCTGGATAACTTCTTAACAGCGTTAGCAGACGTTTGTTTTGATTTTATACTTAACTTAAAAAATAAAAAATAACTTATGCAACTATACGAAAAATATAAACCATTATTCGCTAGATTTAGCGTAAATACTAATTTAAGGATAGCTCATTTCATGTCTCAAATTGACCACGAAAGCGGATTGAAAGCTAAAAGAGAATCTTTATACTTCAAGACAGTTGAAGGGCTACGAAAAACATTTAAAACACCTTTCGAAAATAAATCAGATGCTTTTGTATCTAAATATTTAAAAGATTCTGTAAAATGTGCTAACTATGTTTATGCTAATCGTGGAGGTAATGAAAATGAAGCGTCTGGTGACGGTTTTAAATACCGTGGAGGTGGATTAATTCAAAGGACTTTTAGAGATGGTTACCAACGATTAAAAGATAAAACAGGAATTGATTTTGTTGCTAATCCAGATTTTATAATTGAAGAAGCGAACGCTGTTTTAGACGCTTTGATTTTCTGGCAAGATAACAACTTAAATAAGTATGCAGATTTAGACGATTTAGACGCTGTAAGCGATCAAATTAATATAGGCAGACAAACTGTTAAAGAAGGAGATTCGAACGGTTACGCTCATAGAAAAGAGTGTTTAAATAAATGGAAACAAATACTTAATATATCATGAAACAATCGCATAAATTACCAATAGACGAAATCATAAGTACTGGAGGTTCATTAATTTCTGATTCAGAACCAAAAACACGTGTTGGCCGTTGGCTTAGATGGATAAAAAGGATTATTTCTATAAAAGATGGTCTAAATATCAAAATCAAAAAGTAGTTTGGCACGGTATTTGAAATGTAATTAGTATAACTTTAAAAAACACATATCATGAAAATTTACAACTGGATTTCTTGGAAATTATTTGGAGGCAAAAAATTAACTCCGTCAGAATTTTAAATAAACAACCCGCCAAGAGCGGGTTTCTTTTTGCATAAAAAATCCCGCTACAAATCAATGAGCGGGATTTTTCATACTAACCAAAAAAACTTATCCTGACAAAGATATTAAAAATCTTCGTTACTAATCACTGTCGGGTCAAAAACTTTTATTTCATTTACGTTTTTTGGCAACCATTGAGCATTATTTTTGATTTGCTCTACATATTCGTCACGTAGCTTGACAGCGATCAAAATTCTTTCTTCAATCAATGCTATCGTTTCTTCGCAACGAGGAACTAAAATTTCGTGCCAATATTCTTCACCGTCTGAAATGAAATAAACAAAGTAGTAACATTGTGTTGCTCCAGTGTCTTTCATTTGCTTTTGCATTTGGAAGAAATACTTTTTATCAATCTCATTTGTCAGCACCAAGCGAAAGAAAGTTGTTTTTGTTGGACATTTAATTTCCAAAACAGAATTATTAGAAACTAATCCATCAGGACTAGACCCGCTAACATCGTCATTTGAAACAAATACAGCTTCTTCTACGTCTAAGAATTCCGAAGACTTTAAAGACTTGAATTTTTCAAACGCGAAAGGCTCAGTTTCTTTTCCTTCTTCGACTGCTGCACTCAAATAAAGATCTTCCTCTGGATTGACGAAAAAGTCTATAGCCTTTTCCAATGCGTATATTTTTAATCCTTCTGGAATATCCCATGTTTTTGTTTTTCTACTTTTTGGATAGTCTATCTTGTGCTGAGCTAATTCTTCTGGAGTCATACATCTTGACCCATCAGCACATAAATTAACGATTTTTGAAGCAGTGAATTTTTTTGCACGCTGTTTGTGCCACTCTGGACTACGCTGTTGTATTTGCTCTGACATATTGAATGTATTTTTGTTCCATTTCTGGAGTTACTGAATAGTGTTTTTTGATTGTTTCAATCGTTGCTTTTGCTTTGTGTGCTGGCTCAAAATTTGTATCTTGGAAGACAGGCAGGGTTTTTGTAATTACTGGCTGTAATGGCTTAATTCTAATACCGTCAACAATGTCGCTACCAAACTTAACATTATGGTCAATGTAGAGTTCTAGTAATAAGCCAGACCAGTATTCAATGACGTTTTTATCCTCTGGAGCAATACCGTTTTTAACTGCAAAAACAGCAATCTGTTTTTTATTTTTGGTATTTAGTTTGAAATACTTTTCCACTCCTTCAAGCTTGCAAAATTCGCCCTCAGTATTTACACCGTTGACCATTTGAAATTCACGCCTTACTTCTATGATTCTAAAAATCATAGACCTACCTTCTGTTTGCATAATTTCCAGATCTGCGCTGGCTAAATGCGTGGACTTACGGAATTTTCTCCAGTCCGTTCTTGTTTGTTGTTCCATTTTTGATAAGTATTATTGATTATTGTTAAAAAATACGACACAATGTGATCATTGCGCAAATGATAAAAAGGATTAGCACACATCCTAAATTATCGCCTATATCTATCTTGTTTTTCATGATTAAAGTTTAAATATTCCTAATTCATACAAAGCAAGAACTATGTCCGCTTCGTGCAATGCATCAGAAGCCCCTCTATGATCTTCAATGTAGCCAACGTCGCCAAAGAAATGTTTATGAGCTTCTTCTACGTTCGGCCATTTATAACCGCCTTTCGGACTTGGTATTTTGCAAACATCAGTCATTAGTTTCATTGGGCACGGCAATTCTTTATTTAAAATAACACCACGGCTTTTTAAAAATGAATTGTCGAAAGCATTATTAAATGCAGTTCCTCCAAGTGGGTAAGCTGCATAAATTGCGTTTATCCAAGGAATGTAATGTACTAGCTGCTTGCTTTTTTGGATAATTTCCAAAGTAAGATCCGAATTTTTTACTATCCAGCTTTCTTCTACTTCCTGTTTAGTTATTGGCCTTTCGTGGCAAACTTGGTCAAATAAAACTTTCTTTTCTCCAGTCAGTAGGTTTAGTGACACTATGCCTACTTCTACAATTTTTCCTCCCTGTTGGAGGAACCCAGTAGTTTCTATGTCTGTGATTAATATTTCCATATTAAAAAGGTAAATCATCAGGTTCGTTACTATAATCTGGCGCTGCATAAGTTGAAGCTGGAGGAATTACAGGCGCAATAGTTGGCGCTCCTGCAACCCTTTCAATTCTCCAACCTTGTATTTGGTTGAAATATTTTTCTTCGCCTTGCGGATTAGTCCACATTCTTCCACGTAAATTAATAGAAACTTTAACCTGCTCCCCTATCTGATACGGGTCAACTAAATCACATTTATCCTGAGCAAATTCGATTAAAATGTGTTGCGGATATTGCTCGTCCGTGGTCACTACCAGCTCAGACTTTTTGAACGATGCTGTTACCTGGATATCTCCAGATTTGTACTTGATTTTTCCAATAACTTCCATTGTATAAATTTTTTATGATTAATATGATGCAAACCTAATAATAAAAAAATGAATAAAAAAACTTTTTTACGTAAAAATAAGTATTATATTTGCGACATATAAAAATCACTTATCATGAAAAGCTTTGAAAGCTTACAACCAAATCAAGTGGGATTAATATCTCAAGACGAAAACGGTATAATATACCAAATTGCACTAACTCAAGAACAAAGCACAATGATTAATGCTGTTGTATCGATGATATCAAAAGAAACTCCTTTAATAAGATTACCTAAGGAATATGATTTACACATAAATACATTTCATACTGAAATGTTGGAAATGTTGAAAGAAATAGACGAAGACGGACATAATTTTTCAGGATGGGATAGATTAGAATCTATAATCAAAAAAGCAACTGAATTATGAAATACAATGTACAAGTCTGGTTCCGATATTACAGCAACGGACAAAGCGAAAAAGATTCAGAAATTGAAACTGTAGAGGCTGACGACGAAAAACAAGCTAAAAGAAAAGCAGCCGATTTATACGCTGACAAAAAAAGTAATCCCTTATAAAACAGAAATAGTATGACAAAACACGATGAATTACAGAAAGAAATAAAAGAGGCGGGACTAAAGCCTTTTGACGTGTTGAGAGAGGCGAAAGTTCCTAACGATACGTTTTACAATTGGCGAAAAAAAGAGCCTAAATCATTCGATACAGAGAGAAAAATTAAAGAAGCAATTGAAACTTTGAAAAATGAAAAAGAAGCAAAACCCACCATTGTCTGAAGAGGTTTCTAAAAACATTGTTTTTGTTTGGAAAACCTCAAAATTAAATAGTATTCCTAATATATCTAAAGAGTTTGGAATATCAGAGCATCAAGTCAGTAATGCAATAAACAGATACTTAGAAAAATGTTTACCCCAAAAGCGCTAAAATTCGTTATTTCCGCTATCAAAAAAGAACAAGGCGTACATTGTTGTGCCTATGGTTGCAAAAGCAAACCTAACGCAAAGAAACGAGGGCTGTGTCATAAGCATTACCATATACACAGGCGTATAGTTGATCCTGTTTATGATAGGTTTGTAAATTTCCGAGGCAACGCAAAGAAAAGGAATATTGAATTCTCTATTACTTTACAGGAGTTCAGAGATTTCTGCCAGAAAACTGGATATATTGTAAGCAAAGGAATGCGGGGAAGAAATTGCACGGTTGACAGAATAGAAAATATTTATGGTTATCATATTTGGAATATCCAATTATTAACTAATAAGGCGAATATTGAAAAATATCACAGTCACGATAAGCATGTGACTGAATTACCGGAAGATCACGAAGATTATATACCATTTTGAATAAAAAAATATTGAAAGTATAGAAAATTATTACTATATTTGCAATTCAATAGTACGTCCGACATTAGTACTTAACAAAACAGCCTTTTTAAATGATGTTACCCGTCGGACGGTAATGGATTTTGAAAAGGCATTTTTTATTATATGATAGGAATTTATAAAATTACGTCGCCAACAGGAAGAATTTATATAGGTCAGTCTTTGAGTCTAAAAAGAAGGTTCGCAGAATATAAAAACATGCATAATTGCAAGGGACAGCCAAAGCTTTACAGATCGTTTAATAAACATAGCCCAAAAAGCCACATATTCGAAATTATTGAATTATGCACGATAGATGAGTTAAATATCAGAGAAAGGCATTACCAAGACCTATATTGCGTTATTGGAAAAAACGGTTTAAACTGTGTGCTTCAAAGTACAGATATTCTTAAAAAAGCAGTTAGCGAAGAAACTAAAATTAAATTAAAAATAGCTAGATCAAGACAGGTAAAAACTAAAGAAACACTAAAAAGAATGAGCACTTCTATGGTTGGTAAAAACTTAGGAACTAAAAATGGTATGTTTGGAAAAATCACGCCAGAAAATGTAAAAGTTTTGCAAAGACTTAAATTATCTGGAGAACTAAATTATTTGTCTAAGGTAATTTTAAACACTGAAACTGGAATATTTTACTTTGGATTAAGAGAGGCTTCCGATTCAATAAATATGAAAAAAGCAACACTTCACATAAATATAACCAAAAACAAAATAAATACAACTAACTTTATATACGTCTAAAAGATGCATCCTTATCCAGATCAGCTGAAAAGCATTAATGAAATTTTTGAATCCTTTAAAATCAGAAACCGCCAGTTGTATTATTTACCAACTGGCGGTGGTTAAGGAAAAACAGTTATTTTTTCATTTGTAGCAAAAAGATTTATAAAAGAATATAATAAAAAAGTACTGATAATAGCACATAGAGATGAGCTTATAGATCAGTCATTAAAAACTCTTAGGACTATTGGAGTGACTTGCGAGAGTGTTATAGCCTCCAAGGCAAAACTACAGCACGCTAGTAATGTATACGTAGCCATGGTCGAGACGCTGAAAAATAGATTAGAAAAAGATCCAGCTTTTGTAAAAGATATAGGATTAGTTATTTTTGATGAAGCTCATATAGATCAAAACAGGGTGTTTTTAGATTTATTTCCAGAAGCTATTTTTTTACCAGTTACAGGCACTCCAATATCTTTAAAAAAAGTATCGTTCTCAAGGTGTAGCGTATGTAATAAAGATTATGAGAGTATAACAACATGTTGTAAACTTGAAACGTACGAATATACACGCAGGTTTAATTTTAGCGAAATATACGACCACATAATATTGGGTTCTTCTATTTCTGAATTAATAATGAATGATAGGATAGTTAGAGATGTAAATTATGAGATAGGTTCGTGTAATAGATCAGATTTTACTATTGATTCAAAAACGGGGGATTTTGATACAAAAAGCACAGATAAGTATTTTGGAGAATTTAACGTAGTAAAAAATTATGAAGCACTTTGTTTTGGTAAAAAAACATTAATTTTCAACAGCTCTACTAAAACAAATCTAAAGTGTTATGATGATTTTATAAAAGCTGGTTATGACAACGTAAAAATGTTTGATAGTAAAAACTCTACGAAAAAAGAACGTAAGCCAGTTTTAAAATGGTTTCAAGAAACTCCAGACGCTATATTGCTAAATTGCAATACATTTACAACTGGCTTTGACGAAGACACCGTAAGAGCAATTATCTTAAACAGGGCTACGTTATCATTATCTTTGTATCATCAAATGATTGGGCGAGGTGGTAGGAAATGTAAAACAGAATATAAAGATCACTTTATAGTTGTTGACGGAGGTGGTAACATGAGGTACTTTGCTGAAAAATACGGAAATTATGGAAAATGGTCAGACGAATACGACTGGGAAAGTATTTTTTATGGTACAGACGAAAAGCCAAAACCAAAAAAAGAGCCACTAGATCAAACAAAAGAATGTCCTGAATGCGGAAGCTTATTGATGCGTACAGATAGTGAGTGTTATATTTGTGGACATGTGATAAAACCGCCAACAGAGCGTGTAAAAATAAGTTCTGAAGAAGTTGCTGTATTGGTTGACGAAATTCCATTACCAAATGGAAAAAAGATTGTGGAGTATGTTACGCGTGTGGGACGTGACAAATCTTTTGCATGGGCTATACTTCAAAATCAGGTCGTAGAACTTTTTCTGAGACACGGTGTTACGTTGGGAAATTATTCAAAGGCTCAGGATAACGGTAAATTTGAAACCAGCATGAGGAATATTATAAAAGAACCTTACGCCTCGATTCAGGGCAGTGAATTACAAGGAACGCAATTACGCACAAAAGCTTATATTATTAACAAAATAAAATCAAAATTAGATAAACATTATGGAACAGAAAGAACTAGCGTTTGAAATTGCTAAAAACGCATTTAAAGACAAAACAGACAAAGGAGGAAATCCGTATTTTGAACATTGCAAAAGAGTAGCTTATAATTTTAATGAGGATCAATTTCTTTATACCATAGCGATACTTCATGACTTAATAGAGGATTGTCCAGAATGGAATGAAATATCATTAAGCCATTTGTTTGGCGAAAATGTTGTCAAAACAATTGTATTATTAACTAGAAAGAAGAATCAAGATTATTTTGATTATATCGAGAAGATAAATGAATCAAGCTGGGCAACAAAGGTAAAATTAGCTGATTTAAAAGATAATATGGATATTACTCGTTTAGATGTTATGACTGAAAAAGATCATAAAAGATTGGACAAGTACTTAAAGGCATATAAAATACTTACGTCATGAAAAAACAAGACGAACGCTACGTACAAAATCAGTGCTTTATCCAATTCACCCGTGAGTACTGCACAATGAACAATAAGCCTCAATTACTCATGCATTCCGTAATCAATGGTGTCGGAATTTCTATTCCTGATACAATACCAAAAGCCTATCACGAAAAAATAAGGTCCCTGATTGCTAATTTTATCGACATACAAAAATCACTTGGTTTGGTTTCAGGCGTTTCTGATTGCCTTATTCACGGTGTACAAGGCCGTTGTGTGTGGGTAGAGTTCAAAGAAGCTGCGGGAAAACAACGAGATGCGCAAATCAGGCAGCAGCAACGAACTGAGAAAAACGGAGGTGTTTATATCATGCCTAGATCCGTCGAAGAATTTTGGACAAAAATAAATCCTCACATTCCTTGGTTATTAGGAAAAGAATAGTATATTTGTTGAACCGTTGCGAAAGTGGCGGTTTTCTTTTGCATTATATTGGTGCATTTTTATAATTAAAAAACTTATCATATTATGAAACAAACAAAACAAAAATCGCTAATTGAAAGCGTAATCCAGACCGTAATAGGTTTAGGAACTTCAATAATTATACAATGTGTTCTATATCCAATTATGGGTATTCCAGTAACATTTTCTCAAAACCTAATAATTACAGCCGTGTTTTTCGTGGTTAGTATAATAAGAGGCTATTTTGTTAGACGAATATTTGAAAAACTTTAGTTATGAAATACATGGGAAGCAAGAGCAGAATAGCAAAGCACATTCTGCCAATTATTTTAGAAAACAGAACTGAAGGACAATATTATGTAGAGCCGATGACTGGAGGTGCAAACCTTATCCAGTTTGTTGATGGTAACAGAATCGGCAACGATATCAATCATTATGTAATTTCTTTATTAAAAGAAATGCAAAACGGATTTATACCGCCTTATTTGTCCAGAGCCGAAGTAAATCACATTAAAGACAATAAAGAAATTTATCCTGCTCATATTGTTGCATGGGCTGGAATTGGATGTTCATATTCTGGAAAATGGTTTGGAGGTTATGCGGGAGTAACTATGACTAAAATCGGAACTGTTAGGGATTACATTCAAGAAGCTATAAATAATTTACATATTCAGTCCGAAAAATTAAGAGGTTGTGTTTTTACCTCATCAGAATATCACGAGTTAGTAATTCCAAATAATAGTATTATTTATTACGACCCTCCATATAAAGACACTGAGGGATATCGTATAAAATTCGATCACGATTCGTTTTATAATCATTGCAGACAAAAGAATCAAGAAGGGCATACTGTTTTTGTTTCTGAGTATAATATGCCAGCCGATTTTAAAGAAGTTTGGAGCATGGAGCTATCCAGTTCATTAAGTAGTAACGGAAAATCAGGAGGTAATAAAAAATCAATTGAAAAATTATTTACACTATAAAGATATGACTGGACACGATTGCACAAGAAAAGTAGAACAATTTCGCCGCTACATGACAGACGAGGAGGTCTGTAAAAAAATTGGTATTTCAAAGAATACCTTATACAAAAGATTGAGAGACAGTAAAAGTTGGAAAACAGCTGAAGTCTACATCGTGGAGGGATGGAAATTATGACAATCGATATCGCGTTGCTAGAAATGTACAACCTGGTAAAAAACAATCCAGAAACCACACCCGAACAAGTACAAGCAATAAATGACATTGTCGAATGGATAAACAACCAGAAGAAATCACATCTTGATAATCATAAGCTTTTCTCAAAACTGTATATAATGTCATTCAATCACGCTATACAACACTACAACGATATTGTTTTTGCTCAAAAAGAAATACATAATCAACTTTCGGAACCAGTGGCAAACCATGCTTATTGGCTAAAAGAAACTATCAATTTGAAGGAATTCAATAGCGATGGAAGTATAAAAAAATGGACTCAGGAAAAAGTGAATGAATCTATAAACAACCAGATTTCAGAAGCTATAAATAAATTTTCTCACTATGATTAATCTACCAAAACTAACACAGCTTCAAGAAGAGAAAACACAGGTAACCGATTTTCCTATTTCGATATTCCCAATACCAATACAAAAGTATTTCCTAGAAGCAAACAGCACATTGGACAGTAATATCGATTATATGTGTTGTTCTGCGCTCTGGGGAATTTCTTCACTTATTGGGAACTCCTGTGTTATCGAAGTAAAAGCCGGCTGGAAAGAATACGCCAATATTTGGGTTGCTTGTGTTGGGTCTGCTGGAGTTGGAAAAACCCCTAGTATTGCAATGGCTACGCGTCCATTTGAGCGCATAAATTCTGACCTTATCACACAATATCCACGAAAGCATAAAGAATGGGAAGAAGTGAACGGAGACGACGAAAACGAACCAAAACCAGAACAATTTATTGTAAACGATATTACTATTGAAGCCCTGGTATCTCTTCATTCAAAAAATCAAAATAGTGTAGCGATGTTTCGGGAAGAACTTGACGGATGGGTAAAAAATATGAGCCGTTACAGCAATGGTTCAGATCTTCCTTTTTGGCTATCCACTTGGAGCGGAAAAGCTGTAAGTATGAACAGGAAAAGCGGAGATTCATATTTGGCTCGTCCTTTCGTTCCAATCCTTGGAGGTGTACAGCCCGCAATACTTGAAAGCTTTTCTACTGAGGAAAACAAAAGCAACGGTTTTCTTGACAGGATCCTTCTTTGCTGCCCAGAAATCAAGATTGAAATGTATAACAGTAAAGAAATGGACTATACCGCAATTCAATACTATGATGATTGGGTAAAAAAAATCCATCAAGCCATAAAAATGGATATTCGAAAAAGTGCAGACGAAGAAATCATATCGAATGTTTTTCGTTTCGATGGAGAAGCTAAAAAAGAATGGGAAAATGTTTACAATAAAATAAGTGTAATGCAAAATTCCGATGAAGAGAACGAATATATGAAATCAATGTTACCAAAACAGAAGTCGTATATCCCTAGATTCTGTTTATTGATACACGTAATGAATAATTTTGAACTAACTGTAATACCAGAACTGATTGATAAAAAAACCGTCTTAAAAGCCTTTAAATTGAGTGAGTATTTTATAAAACAGGCGCAAAAGGTAAAAGTATCATCATTACAGACCCGATCTATTGTAGATATTATTTCTACCAACAAAGGAAAAACAGCAAAAGAAACATTTATTAAGATACTACAATCTGGCGAAGAAGTAAATTACAGCAAAATTGCCGAAGCTTTAGACGTAACTAGGGCAACACTTTATAATTGGAAGAAAAGTGTATAATTTTATAAATAATTCATAATCAATACATTAAATAAATATTATACATTTGTATTATACACTAAAAAATCACGTAACTATAATAATTTCAATTAGTTACGTGATTTTTTTTACACTTATACACTTTGACACACCCCTTTATATATATTTTACACTAGAGACCCCCTCTTAATATATTATTTATTTATTTATTTATTTATATTATTATTTATGTATAATTATGTATAATATATAATATATACAGTACTTAACAGGGTAAGAAGTGTAAAACAAATTGTAAAAATAATTGTAAATAACTGTAAAATAAATTTGCATACGTAAAAATAAGTAGTATATTTGCGTATAATTTAAAACTTATCAATTATGAAAATATTAGTAGGATGCGAAGAAAGTCAAGCCGTGACTATCGAATTAAGAAAACTAGGACACGAAGCGTATTCATGTGATTTATTGCCGTGTAGCGGAGGACATGAAGAATGGCATTTGCAACAAGATTTCTTTGAAGCTGTTAATGGTTATGACTGGGATAAAATAATTTCTTTCCCCCCTTGTACTCATTTGACATTGTCCGGAGCAAAGCATTTTGCTAAAAAAAGAGAAAACGGAATTCAGTTACAAGGTTTAAGATTCTTTTTTGAAGTATGGAAATTATCCGATGCTGTAGAAAATCCAATGGGAATTATAAACGGAGGAAAATATATTAAAGAATGGTTTCCAGAACTACATAAAGAAATGATTGTAAATGGTTTCACATTTAAGCCTTCACAAGTTATTCAACCTTGGCAGTTCGGGCATGAAGCTCAAAAAACAACATGTTTATGGTTAAAAAGCTTACCTGAACTAATCCCTACTAAAATAGTCAGTAAGGGTGATTTCTATACTACCCCAGGAGGTAAGAAAATGGCTTCGTGGATTTGCGACCCAGTAGATGAAAATGGAAAAAAATTAGGTTATAATACATCAGAAATAAAAAAAATAAGAAGTAAAACATTCTCAGGAATAGCAAAAGCAATGGCTGAACAATGGGCAGGAAATATTAATAATCAATAAATACTTATCACAAATGAACAAATTAAACAAACCAAAAGCCTTTGAGGCTTCAGAATCAATCCTAGTGCAATTTGGCACGGAACAAGTAGAAGTAGCTAACCTTCTAAAATCTGGTATCAAAAACCAATCAGTTGTACTAGTAGCACACGGTGGAAAATGGCACGAAATAGAAGTGTCAGATCTAGGACTGGACTCTTCACACTTACCAAGTTTTAAAAATCACATAGAAACTAACAAGCTCACATTATCAGACCTTGGAATGCTTGAAGACAATAATATAAATTACGGTTTAGGACATGCGGACTTTCTGTATTTACAAGATAAGTTCCCATCATTCAATTACGTAGATATAGTTAAGTTAAACGACTATAATATTTCAAAAGGAAAGAAAGGTAGCATTGACGTGCTGAAAGATGATTTAGCTTATTTTACTAGAGACGGAATTAGTATTGATGATTATATAAAGCCAAAATACGAAGAGATTGTAAATACAGATCAGCCTCAGCAAGAAATAATCGTCGAAAAAATAGAAAAACCTACCATCAGTAATACTGAAGGCAGCGTTTCTTTACAAATTTTTGAAAAGCTAACACCTGAGAAAATAACAGAGTTGCAAGGACTTCGTATCACTCAGGAAGAAATAGTAAAAGCAAACCCTGTTATAGTAATTACAGACAAAAAAACGTATGCAGAAGCAAAAAAAGTAGCTGCTATATTACTTTCGGCCAGTACTGCAATTGATTGCCCAAAAAAAGGAACTGAAGCAACAGCTGTAAGATACCTGAATACTTTTAAAACAATGCTAAAAACAGCATTAGCCCCTATTGCAAAAATGACACGTGAGCCATACGATAAGCAAAAAAAACTAATAGACGACTGGGACAATCGCTTAATAAAACAAGCTCAAGACAGAAAGAAAGAATTGCAAACAGTACCATTCACATACAACAGCGAATCAGATTCTTACAGCGTTGGATCATTGGTTATAACTCAAAAGGATATTGAAGAGAAAACGGATGCAGATTTCGCTTCTTTGGTTGCTCAGGGTAAAGCAATTCTTGTTGCTTTGGAATCAGTGAAGAGTGAGCAGGATTCACGTATTAAGGCTTTGGAAGATCAAAACGCTTTGTTACAGGAACAAATAAAAGCTTTTATGTTAGCTACTCAAACAGCTAATGCAGCTAATGGAGTTATAACCGCTGCTGTAAATGCAATATCTGGAAGCTCAATTGTTGCGCCTGTAATTGAAAATCCTTTCATGCCAGTATCTACATTACCAGAAGAAGCTTATGACTTATCGGCTACTGTAAGCGCACAGGTTACACAAGAAGATAGAAAAGAAGAAAAACAATACTCATTACCACATCCAAATAATAAGCTCTTAAACGAGCTAGATTTGGCTCATATTTCAGTACTTGAAGAAAAGCAATATATTGAATGTCGTGAGTATTACAAACAAGGTCTTTCCGATGCTGCTGAAGCTATCAATGACATTCTTGTTAATCCGGATAATACCATACAAAAATCTGTTGCAATCACTGAATTGATAAAAACTTGGAAATTATGAGCGACTGGAGTTATGTATTAAGTAAATTAAATCAAAATAGGGATAGCTCCCAAACTAAATTCAATAAAAATAATACCCCGAAATCTTTATATGATTTTTGGATTAACTATAAAAAATAAAATTATGTTTTGGAAAAAGAAAAGTAGAGCCGAAATCATAGAAGATAAAGCTCAATCGATAATTAACGAGATATTGATCTCAGGATTTGAAAACGCAGAGATTGCGATAATTATTCACACCGCCAAAGCAAGAGGTAGAGAGGTTTTGGAATTACGCAGAATAGCGCTGGAAAAAGAACTAAAGGAAACAGTAACCGCAATCAATTCATTATGAACGAATTTTTATTAATAGTATGTGTTTTTCTTCTGATAGCATGCATTTGGTACAAGGTAATACTTCGACTTGAAGAAGAAAGAAATAACGAACTACAGGAAGATCTGGAAATTATGCGCGTCATGTATAATGCCATGAAAGTAAAGATTAAGAGAAAGAAAGAATTGCTAGATATTCAAGATAAACTTATAAAAGAACTTCAAAATAAACAATAAATAATTAAACCTCCCAATGTGGAGGTTTTTTTTTATCTTTGTCCCAATGAGTGGGAATAAACCAAATAAAGAAAGTTCAGTAAAATTAATACTTGCAGACCTAAAAGCGAGTGTTGACAAGAAAGTTATTTGGGACAACTTGGGCGGAATTGGGAAAATTCCCAGAAATACATTTTACCGATGGTATGCCGAAGCCGACGCTTTGTATAATGAATTCTTACTTGAAGCGGCTCCAATTATTAAAGCAAAAGAAATACAAGCCCTTGGAGAAATTGCAGTATCAAACATTCTTTCAAAAACCGAAGCGCAGTATATTTTATCTCAGATAGCCAAAGGAAAGGTAAATATTAAAAAAGATGCTATTTCCCGCAATGGCATAGAAAAACTTAGTAATAAGCCAAGCGCAGCCGAAAGAGTAAACGCAATCGACAAGCTTGCTAAAATGAACGGCTGGAACATTGCTGAAGAGGATCCGATAGACGACGTAAAAGAAATAAAAGTAATACGCATTTCTAATGGAGCTTAGTTTATTAGCTCACCAAGAAGATTTTTTGTTTTCAGACGCAAAGCACACAATCTTAGTTGCTGGCTTTGGATCTGGAAAAACAGAAGGAGCGGTCACGAAAGCAGTTGTGAAGTTAATGACTACATCGCCAAAGTTGAACGTAGGTTATTATCTTCCAAACTATCCACTTATCAATGATATTGCGGTACCAAGGTTTCAGCAGTTCTTTGACGACCACAAAATAAAATACAAGTACAACGAATCGAAAAAGGTTTTCACTACTAAGTACGGAAAGATACTACTTCGTAACATGACCAAACCTGAAACGATTGTTGGTTACGAAACATTTTATAGCATCATTGATGAGATTGACATTTTGCCCCGTGATAAAGCGAAAAAGGTTTTCAATAAAATCATAGCTCGTAATAGGCAAGTGTGCTTAAAAGGCGGTAAGAACGCGATTGATCTTGTTAGTACTCCAGAGGGTTTTAACTTCCTTTATAATTTCGCTGTAAAAGAATGGAGCACGGAGAAACTTCTGATAAAAGCAAAAACCAGTGACAATCCTTTTTTACCTCCTGACTACATCGATACGTTAGCGGCCCAATATACATTAGAAGAACTAACAGCATATATTAATGGTGAATTCTGCAACCTTACCAGCGGAACTGTTTACAAAGGATTCAAGCGGGATATTCACAATACAACACGTGAAGCATTACCAAGAGAGAATCTATATATCGGGATGGATTTCAATGTACAAGATATGAGTGCGATTGTTTATGTGATTGATTCTGGCGCCATGTTCGCAGTAGACGAGTTCACAGGCGTATATGACACCAAAGAAATGAGCAGGCAAATACGGGAAAGATATCCGGATAATGAAATAGAAATAAATCCGGATGCATCATGTAAAAATAGGCGGTCCGCTGGTGTATCAGACTACGATATACTCATGGAAGATCAATGGAATTTTAATATAAACATCAAAAGAAAAAACCCTGAAATATTAAACCGTGTAAGATCTGTAAATAAATCGTTTGAAGATGGAAAATTATTTGTAAATTTGGCAAAATGTCCTAACTTCACGGATGCATTGGAGCAACAGCCATATAAGAAAGGATTACCAGATAAAACACTAGGAATAGACGGTGTGTTAGATGCTGGAGGTTATGCAGTTGTTGAGCAGATATATACTAGTGGGTTGGATTAACTTTAAAAACTTATCAAAATGGCAGAAGCAAAAAAAGTAGCAATACTATGTGTTAGCAGAAGAATGTTTCAATATTGGATATCTGAAAACTCAGAACCTAATATAGATTATTTCCACGTGAATAAAATAGATGATGTTTGCGGAATGAGATTTCATGAAATTATAAAAGCTTTTGACTGGTACGACATTCAAGATATTGACAGATTATTAGAAATAACTCAAAGTAGATTATATGAAAGCATTATTTAAATCTCACTTTCCATTCGTGGAAAGTACGCCAGAAGAAGAACTAGACTCAAGTCAAAAACTTATCAAACAAACGTATGACAAACTTTATCCTGATAACGCTGTTTCTGTTGTTACTGATAGTAAGAAGAAAACTAGACAAAATACCGAAAGTTCCGAAACTAAAACAAATCGATTACGAGAAGTTCACAGAAATGATGAATCAATTAAAGGAGACGGAAAAGAATAGCGATGAAGATTACACTTTGGCCATTCTAAGTGCGTTCTATCCAAATGATACAAGAAGCTGGATAGAATGTATTAACGAATTCATGCAGTTGAGGTCACGGCATATCGTTTATGATCTGAAAATGAAACTGGACTTTGAGAGCAAACCAGCAAAGTATTTTATTACGGCCGATACTTATTTAGCACTGGCTGATATTGTGAGTTTGTACAACCACCTATCTGGAAAGAAAGTAAAAAATATTTCAATTCAGTTTGCGCAACAAGTAAAGAATGAATTTTTGCAAAGTGTAGCGCATTTTAAGGATTTGTACGAGTGGATTTATAACCCGCCTATAATCGGAAAGATTGGCGGTTATAGCGCAGGAAAACAGCTAAGACAGGAGTTTCAAGAGTATTATGGGGCATATGCTGAAATAACCTACTTACTCGCTAAAGGTGACGCAATGAAATTTGATAAAGTTAATGAGATGAAGTTGTCTGAGTATTTAGCGTTGGGGGAATATTTATTACGCAAGCGAGCAGTAGAAAGTATTGAGTAATCATTAAAATTTATCAAAATGAAAAAAGACTGGTTTGTACAAAATTTAAATAACTCAGAAGGAAATAATTGTATATTAGTTTCTAATTATTCTGGACACAACAAAGTTATGAATTGCCCTATAAATATATATTATATTGAAGAATATTTCGACAAGCACAATGATGTCGGTGTTTGGAAAATTAAAGCAAAGCAATCATGAACGAATATCAAAAAACAAAAGATTACGTACTCGGAAAGTTTTCTAGCGATCCGCTTGTGAATACTATCACGACATTAACCAACGATCTTGTAGATACCAATAAAGAAACTATCTACCCTATCGTAAATGTTGAATACAAAGACAGCGATATACAGGAAGATGTTATTTACTTCTCGTTTCACATCAAGGCACTGGATCAAAACGACGTTTACACCAGAACCACTGATAATAAATTACAGATTGATACAAACAAGGATGATATTTTTAACGAAACTTTCAATATTTGCCAGTCATTTATTAATTCGTTTCGTCAGTACAATTCTGCTGGTATAGAAATATCTAGTAAATCAAAAGTAACGAAAATTGAGCGTGAGAATTTGAATGATTTAAGCGGGCATGAGTTCGATATTATATTGTCAATACCTAACGAGGGCAGTGCGTGTCCTGAATAAAACTTATCATTATGGAAAAATTTAAAGGAGTTATACAAATTAGCACTATTTCTAAAGATATAGTAAGTCTAAATTTTGATAACGAAGAATCTTATAACGAAGTTTTAGAACCTATAAAAGCTATAATAGAAAATATAGAGGGTCTTAATTTTATAACCATAGATAGAACTATTTACGGCAGAGATTTTTTAAAAGGATGCAGCATATTTTATAGATCATGGCAGTAACACCATCAGAAGAAGCGCTAGCGCAAAAGGTTGTAGACCTTAGCAAAAAAACCGCACACGTAGATACTGGAGCCTTGAAACGTTCTATTAATTACACCATAGCACGTGGTCAGATTGTTTTTCGTCAGTTGTTCTACGGTCAATACTATGATAATTCTCAGCTTATTCAAAATGCTGCCCGTTATATGAAAGGAATACCGTATATCATCGAGGAGATGGATGAAGAGGGAAATGTACAGAAAGCTCAGTATAAAGCTGCTTCTGGTAGAGCTTTCACAACACCGGAACCAAGAGCAGGAAAAAACGCAAGCAGGGGAGCAAAAGCACTGATTGAAAAATTATTAGCACAACGTAGAAAATATGCCAGCAAAGAATCCGAATAAGAAGATAATTGAAGATGAACTTAAAGTTCTTGGCGAAATCGTTTATGAAGAAGCCAGAGTAACTTCCAGAAAATCCAAAGACAGATTTGATAAAAACGGAAACGTTATTCATAGAGGAGGATCTTTGCGTAAGTCTATAAATTATCGTGTGAAATCACAACGGCTTACTATGTCGCAATTCTATTACGGACAATATCAAAAACCAAATGAATTGGCAGTATCAATCAAAAAACATTTGCCAGAATCGATTAATGTGATTTCTAAAAATCTAGTTACTAACATCTTGAAAAATGCAGGAATAAAAAAATAAAATCCATGATAAACGAATTAAGAATAGGAAATATAGTTTTTGACGAAAGAAATTGCGAAGTAGATGTTTTCTCTTTAGACACTGAAATAAATCACGATTATTATTCATCTAGTTTCAAAGGTATTCCGATAACTAAAAATAGATTGCTTGATTTTGATTCGTATGATTTAGGTGGCAATGAAGTGAATCAATACGAAAAGAATTTATCTGTCATTGTTTTAATGGATAAAGAAGATAAGTTTGAGATTAAATTTTCAGAAGAAAGGTACGGGTGTAAAGATGAAGATCCGTCTGATTTTTACATAAAAGCATACTACGATAATAATTATTTGAAAGAAGTAAAGTATATTCATGAAGTACAGAATTTATATTTTGCATTAAAAGGCGTTGAATTAAATAAAAATAAGTAATGACAATAACAGATATTTCACAGGTAGCTTTTTGCAATTCTCCAGTAGTTGTTCGTATCGATTTAATGACCGATTTTCCTGCATACGTACCGCCAGAAATAAACACACGCATTCGCTTGCAGTTGGTTACATTCGATATTGATGATTCGCTAGCAGAGGTAAACGTAAATACTTATGTGCTGGACAAAGCCAGGGTTTCCAGTGACGACAAATATGTAGCCTTCGAAATTCAAGACTACTTAAAAAATGATTTGATACGAAAAGATAATCTGAATAATGTAGATTTCCCTGTACTGCTATATCATAACACAAGCCTTCCTTACGTGCAAGGTATGTGTTTATTTTATCGATACTCATATTATGCTTACGACGAAACTACGAGCGTTCCTGCGATTGACGTAACCGACAAAGTAGCTACTTTGGGTTATAGATGGAGAAATGAACAAAACCCGTTTTACGGCTCATTTGTTGGCGGGGCAAATGGTTTTAATGTTGTAAATAATCCAATAAAAAAATATGCTGAATACATTCCGTATTATGCAAAGCAGGATTTTGTTTTCGGTGCTAATCGCACTAGTAATAACTTTATTGTCACTAGTCAAGTTGTGCCATCTTCTGTGGTGTGCGTAAAAGAGCCAATACTTTTTATCTACTTGGATAGACAGGGATTGTTTCGGTATATCACTACTACTGGAAAAGTGACGATTAATGATGATATCAAAAGACAAGAGACCCAAAAAGCTTTTCGTGACAGCTCAATGATTAACACCGAAAGTACTCATTTCAAAAACACAAGTATCGAAGAAGTATTTCAGACGTACACTGTAAATACTGGTGTGATGGATGAAAGTATGAATGATGTAATTGAGGAATTATTATACAGTCCGAAAATATATTTGGTTCGTTTTTATGGGCAAAGATGGACAATAGAACAACAGGGTATAACTGTAGATAACGATATCATAACAGTCGATAATGAAACGATTACAATTGACAGCGATACAATTACTTTGGCCGACGTTGGGTATTATTCCACATACTTGCAGGTTCCTGTCACTTGTGTTGATACTGATTTCGTGAAGAAAACAAATATAAACGACAAAAGAGATATTTCGTATTTCTTCAAATTCAAAGAAACGGCTTCAAAAGTAAAAAATCAATAGCATGAACCTATACATTGAAAAAGATACGCCAGGCGAATATGGTTTAGCTGATACTTTCATTAACGAAACCGTGACTTTGAACACAAAAACTACCTATCTACAGGATATTACAGCGGTATTCAAAGGATTTACCAATGATTTTTCAACTGAAGCCACTCCTAATAACATAAAGCTATACGGTTATTTTGGATATACAGAGCAAAACGCACCAACAAATATTCAGAAAAGAGCAAAACTTTTTCTTGGAGGTGAATTATTCAAAGAAGGTATAGTTACATTAAAAGGCACATCTTGGATAAATGGCAAACCTTCTTTATTCGAGCAGGAGTTTTCAGACGGTCAAAAGAATTTAACCGAAATATTAGGCGAAGATACGCTGGCAATGCTTAACGATGGTGTAGGAGACATTAGCTGGTCAACAAAAAATATTCAAAACGCATTGCAAAGCATCCAGAACGCTTCAGGTAATTTTCGTTGGTTCATTCCATTGGTATCTACTCAAAGAATTTTCACAATAGACAGCAGAGCATTAGCGACTGATAATATCGCTTACTTTTCTGGAAAGCCAATTACTAGCGAGGACGTTCTTTTAACTCAAGAGATAAGGCCAGCCGTGTTCATGT